CCCAACAAACCGTATTCGTCTGTGCCAACCAGATAGATCCCCTCCAGGTCAAGCGTAGTCCCCTTTAAATAATATTTGGTGATTTGCGTCATCGTCCAGGTCGGGCTCGCGTCACCAAACAATTTATAAAATTTGGCGCGCATATACGGCGTGTAATACCCGCTTGCCAACGCCGCAGTCAACTCTGCCGGGACACCATTCCTGCTCACTGTCCCCACCCATGCCAGGCATCGTTCCAGGCGCTCGTATCCGGTTCGCCCACCGCCGGCTTGCGCCGCGCCGCACGTTCCAGGCCGGCCTCAAAGGCGCTCTTGAACCGCTCGGCAATAGACATCAAGGCCTTGTCAGTCGTGCCAGAATTCTTGAATTTAAGCTTGAGCAGCGCCACCCGATCCGTGTCCAACGCCGCATCCCGCGCAGTGACATATCCCGCCAACGCCGTATCCCGCGCAGTTGTCGCCGCAACTAACGCAGAAGCCGCCGCCGTGGCCGAAGCCGCCGTCAAAACCTGATAGGCTTTCTTTTCGGCAAAACCGCTCGAATAGACCCCCAAAACACGATAGAACTCAGTCAAATATCTATCAGCGGTTTTCCGCAAATTTTCCACCACCGCGTGGTTGAGATTGATCATCTCCGTCCGCGAGATCGAACGCATCAACGCGCAGTAACCAGCGGAACCAACCTCTACATTAACACTATTCGCCGCAGGCAATGTAGTCGTCACCGCGCCGTCTAGATTTTTAATATTGTGATTGGCATTTCCAGCCGCGGCATATTCAACAATAGCCCATCGCAATCCCTCGTCTACCGACACGTTGGTATAACGCGCCAAACCCGGATCATCGAGCAGGGCCAGAATTGCAGTCCGAAAGTCAGCCAGTGCAAGAGTCATAGATCATCACTCCAATACTGTCTCTACGCGGCCAGCCGCACGGATCAAACACGCATAATAGCACGCGCCATTTAATAACGTTGTCACCCAAAACGCCGGTAACGTGCTTTCCACTTCGCCGTCCAGCCCGTTGACCGTGTACGGTAGGGTATAGCGCACCACTAAAAACTCACTCGTGTCCGTGCGCGCCTCCCGCAAGCGGATCACGGGGACGGCATCTTCGAAGTATTCATCATAGACCAGCGGTTCATCATCATTCCCATCGACGTCCCACAAAAGCACGTCCAATATCTCAATGAGATTATTGTAATCCACGCTGCTCAATACGTACTCTTTCTGGTTCGCGACCACGGCCTCCAACGTCTCCGTGTAAACCGGCGCGCGCAGGTTGAATTCCTTCAACGCCTGGCGCACCGCCGCAGTGATGGTCGCCGTCGTAAAGCGCGTGCCGTCATCCAGGAGCAAGGCCTGAACTTTGCCGATTAATGTGGTCAGGGAGTCGGACATGATTCACCTTTCAAGCGCGCGTATCTTCGCAGCAATCACCTTGCACCGGGCGCGTGACTGTTTCAACCACCGCGCTTCCATTCTTGTCATGCCTTGCCAGTAATGCAAATCATCCCGAAGCGCACGAAAAGCGACAGAATGCATAAGGCGCAAGGCGGGCCTGGGACGGGTTTTCTTTGATAAGACAGTCATCTATATCATCTTTGCTGTTTGTGTGCCCCTGTGCCCCTGATAATTTGATTATCAGGGGCATCCAGGCACATTCGTAGAAGGGATTACCGCCTGGTCAGCGGACTGGCAATGTCGCGCGCCGGTAACAGCCGCAGAATCAGGTTAACAATGCCCACTACCAGCAGGATGATGTCCTGCATATGATCGGTGGGCTGAAAATTCTGGAAGCCGAACAACGTCGCCACCGCGGTGATGATGGTCAGCGCCGAGAACCAGAAGGTCTTTGAGCGATAGAATGGAATCATGCTTTCTCCTTTCGCGCCTTGTTGAGCGTCTTGCCCGCCAGCGAAGCCTCGCCGGCATTCACGCCGTCCGAGAGATCGATCTTCCCGGCCTTTGGTTCGGCCTTCGATTCGACCTCCGCCAGCGCTGTATTCATCTCCGCTTCGGTCATGCAGAGTTTGGGACCCGACTCCAGGACAAAGGTGATCGTCCCATCATCACGAATCTTATACGCACCTTCGATGATGCGTGTGCCCTTGAACTTGGCGTACCTGGTTGCAAGAGACAATAAGCTAGTCATGGCTGCCTCCTATAGTTTCAGCCCGATGTTGGCAACCGCGCCCAACACGTTCACTGTGCTTGTCGCCGGCGTGACAATTGTCACGGTCTCAACCAGTTCCTCATCATTCTCCACATAGACCGGGTTCGTGACAGTCAGAGTCAGCTTGTGCTGGTTCACGGTCGCCGCATTCGTGGTCGCCGTCAGGTCCTGTGTGGCGGGAATGGTCGAGACCACCGCCACCGCGCCATCTGCGCCGCGCTTGATCTTCTTCAGCGCAGCGGTCACAGATGTGCAAGCCGCCACCTGGATTTCGTAATCCACTTCGATGCTCTTAATCTGACTGCCCTTCACAGGCAAGCCGCCCGCATCCACGCTGCTGGATGAAAGCAGCGGGATTGGAATATAAACCACCGACGTTTCAGCCGTCGCCGCCTTGTGTTTACAGATCGTGCCGGCCACCTGCCCCGCCACTTCCGTCCACGTGCCGGTGATCGGCATCATGGCAGTCGGCGGAATATACAGATTCACACTTCCATCATCTACGTAACCCATAGCAATACTCCTTCGATGTGACCGGGTCAGGCCACAGGGACTAATTCCCTTCGGGTGAATTACCACCTGTCTGCGGGTGTACCCGCCCAGGCAGAGTTGATTTCAGGTCAACCTATTCACCTGAAGGGTGAATAAACTACCGGACTAGCAGACTAGCCGACTATCAAACCACATGGTTCTTGGCTAGCGGCATATCATCTGCCACGCCAACGGCTAGGAACTGGCGCACCTTCAACCTACTCTCATCGTTGGCAAACATTGCCGGGTCAATATCGCTCGACGCCGAGAAGATCTGTGGCACAACGCCGAAGATCTCACCCAGCATCACACCCGGCATGAGTGTGTTGACAGCCGCCCAATCTGTGGCGTCTGTGAAGTCAGGAACGGCCAACGGTTTGACCTTCCCGCCAAAGGACGGGCCGCCGACGGTGGCAACTGCGCTTTCAACAACAGATGCCCAGCGTGGGATGAACAACGCTTCTGCCTGTGTAATCAGGTCGGCCGGCACCAGGCACACGTTTGGCTTCATGCCGTAAGGCTTGCCCACGCCATAGTACCCTGCCGTGTTCTTGATCATCATTTTCTTCTTGTACATGGCCGTGGCCACTGCGTTCCAGGCCGTGTAATCCGTGCCCAAGGCAGTCGTGAGCAGGTTCAGGTGGCCGCCTGCAGTAGTCTGCGCGGTGGAGTTGAACAACGCGCCACCGTCACTCATGGTAGGACCCGCGCCGTTGTTCTGGGTGAAAACATTTGCGACATGTTCCGAGACATTGCGGATACCGGCCAGCGCGGCCTCCGGTGGCATGTGGGTAAAGGCGCGTAGGTCATCCCGAAGGACGGCTTCGATGGTCAACGGAACGTACCCGCCATACTTGCCCCAATCCGTAGTCTCCTTGATGTCGCCAAGCGGCAACTCAGTGTACTCGCCGCGTTCGGCAACCGAAGGCAGGGAAGCGATGGTCCCGGTCTTGACCCATGTTACCTGGTTCAAGTTTGTGAAATGCTCGATGGTGACGATCTCCTTCCACCAGCCGTACACGTTCTCTAAATCCTTCCAGGACGCGATGAGCATTTTGTTCATTACGTTGGCAACAATGCCGGGGAAGTTGGCGGTCACCAGGGCAAACTCAGGATAGTAGCCGCCCATGAACTGCTGATCACCGGTGGCCATCAGGTACGCATCTTGAATGCCGTGCAAGCGATGTACCTTGATGTTGGCCTCCTTTGGATCGCGCTCGACGCCGAACAGGTCCTCCACAGCCAGCCGGAACTGGTCGCGGCTGTCGAACATGTTCGTCACACGGCCTGGTCCCTGCACATTCCCGGGCGCGGTCAACGCTGACACTTCCTCACGCGCTTCTTGGAGAGAAAGCGCCAACTCAGGTGCTTTGAACACGTGCCCCGCAAACTGCTTGCGAATGCGGGCCTGCGTCAGGTCCGGCAGGCGTGAATTGGACAGGCCGGTCGCGAGCAAATTCTCGCACATGGCAACCAGCGTCTCCTGGCTGGATGCCAACTGCTCATCCATCGCCGCCTGCATTGCTGCCTGTCGCTGGGACTCTCCCAGCAGTTCTGCCGCCGCCTGGCGGTTGGTCTCGATCGCCTCCTCCTGGGTACTCAACTCGACGGCCTCACCCTCGACCTCAGTTACTTCCTGGGTTTCGGGATCGGTTACTTTCACTTTCCGTTTCATGGTTTGACCTCCTTTGGTCAAGGGTTGCGTGCGTACGAAGTCTCGGTGAATTTCCGAGAGAAATTTTCCGCCGCGCGCAGGATCAATAACCACGTCAACCGATTTGACGCGGACGATCTTTAATACGTCCCCATTCCTTGCCAGACTCACATTTAACACCGATGAAAAGCCCACCGCCCCCATAACAGCCGGACTTTTCCTTGCCGCATCCCGTAACGACAAAAGAACTTCTGCCGCCGGCCCAGCCGGGACTAAATTCGCCTGTATGCCATGATTCTCGTCATTCCAGGCCACATCTTGCAATGTACCCGCCAGGTCACGCACCGATGGCGCATTGAACACGGCGTGATCGATAAATACCGGCTTTGCTTCGTACAACGGCATAGCCTCCTGCAACACGCGCGCCGAGAACTTAATCCCGTGACCCTTTGCTTCTCCCTCATTGATCGCCAAAATGAAAAAGCCGTCGTCGGTCGGCCGCGCCGATAATTTTAGCGTAACGTCACGCTCCGAGAGTGCCGTATCCTCTGTTTCATCCAGCGTACATTTGCAGTTATCCCCGCACACCACACCCTTGCCAGGAGCAACACCCATATTTTCCCAGGTCTCCTCACTATGTACTTGTCCGTTCAAACGATTGCAATCCTCACAACCGTTTTTCGAATGTTGATTCCATTTTTTATTTGTCATGGTTTCATTCCTCATCATTTCGTTTCTTACGGATCTTGTTCTTGCGGATCTTGCGGATCAGTGCCAGGGTCATGTGGCGGCTTCACCGGCGAATTCACCGGCGGATTCGCCAGTGGCTTTACCAGTGGTTTTTTCTTGATATTCGGTGTTTTACCTGTCCAAACCCCGGCAAATGTCTTATAGACCTGGCGCATAAATTCATCGGGCGAAATGGCATCCCGGTCGAACAGGTCGGCCAAAGGTGGATACGCACGTCCGAGCGCCAGCGCCAACGTCGCATTGTCGCGCTCGGTGATATCGGGACCATCCACCCAAATTGTCGCGTCCGCTTTCACGCTCCTGTCACCTGCCCGCTGGCGTACTTCCACCGCCACGCGCGCAAGTTCGACAACCATCTCAAAAAAGTCATCCTGCTCCTCTTCGAGTGTGCGGAAGGTCGGCGTTCCCGCCGCTTCCGCAGTCGTTTTGTTTGAGCCTTCCGGTTCGGCAAACCAATGCATCGGGTAACCGAGTCCGCTCAAGATGTTTTTCTTGATTGCAATGCCGTCAAGGCTGGCATCGAAGGAGTCCAGCGTTGCGGATAAAATACCCCAGTCTTCGTTGTTCTCATTTACGACCAACACCGACCCGGGCTTAGGTTGGTTAACGTTCAAATGTTTTTCACGAGTAAAGCGTTCGGATTCATTTTTATACTTCCCGCGCACGATGTACATGAACGCATTACGAAAATGATTAAGCCGCACGCGGTCTTCGAGCCAGGTCGAATACCGGCCAATCCACACAAGTAGCGGGGCCAGGTCGCCTTCCCCCCAAACCGAACCAACCGGCCGGTTGCTGGCAAAATGCACCATGAAAGTTTTCTGCTCCACTCTCGGATCGTATGCTTCGTAATAATCTGCGCCAATTAAATCTTTGGTGAACCTGGTCTCCTGCTCAATGTCATTCTCCGCAGAGATGATGTCCTCAATCCTCTCCGCTGGCACAGCGCGAACATAGGTCATGCCGTCGGGGCTAATCGTGAACAGGAAGAACAAGTTACCCGTGCGCGTATCCTCATCTTTCCAACGGCCAAAATTTTTATTCAACTTATTCAGCGGATCCTTGGACCAGGCATCCAGGAACTTCTGTGTATTCTCATCATCACACTTGATCTTGATCCCCTTGCCGATGATGAACGAACGCGCCAGGCGCACGATTCGGCGCGCAATCGGATTCACCCGCCACGCGCGCAGACTCTCGGCGAAAACCTTTTTCCGATCCCAGGAAGTGCGATCCGTGTAATTGCCGGAAAGCCCACCCGTGAAAAAGTTGTTATCTATTTCAGGGGACACCGCAAGCGCCATCTCCAATGCATCGTTCGCATTGGCAAGCTGGCGTTCCAGGTCGGCTTTTGTTGCCTGTCTGCGGGTGTACCCGCCCAGGGAGGTTCGTTTTATCACTAGGTACTCCTGTGCTTTAACATATGCTGATAAGGTGGAGTAGGCGCACCCATTAGAAATTCCTATCCATATCCGGCATCGGATCCACTCCTTGGATGATAGTCGTCTCAAATTGAAGAGACCACTCCAACTGATCGAGTTCGGTCACCAGCGAATCTGCCAGCAACCAATCATCGTGTACCAGCAGTCCCGTCGACGTGTCCCGCGTGCCGTCCTTCACGCCCCAGCGCATGGTCTTGGCGGGGCCGATCAATATTTCAGACTGACATTTGGCGTACTGCATCTCGATTTCCGGCGTGCGCGCGCAATCTCGGAAGCGGCCCGTCTCCACCACGCCAATGAAGGCATAACCAATCTCCGATTTCGTCTGCTGGGTGAATTTGACCGCAATCACGCGCGTCGGATATTTCTTGACCAGCATCCCCCATAGCCCCTCCCCTACTCCGGTTGCATCGATGACGATGTATTGAATCTGCCACGCGTCTATCACCGCGCACAACGCGCCGAAAACGTCCACGTGATTCACGCCTTGCGATGAACTACGATTCACGCACCGATAGATTGGGGCCTGCAGTGTCTCCAAACTGGACAAGTCAATATCGTGAATGTCCACCGTGCAGTAATCCCGTCCCGGGTTTCCCATGCCGTCCAAATTCAAGAGCGCTTCGTCCTGCCCGCCCACATCCACAGTCATCGCATACATGTGACCCTGGATCGGTTCAGCCTGCGCCGGCTGGTCACCCAGCATCAGTGCTAGACGGCGGGCCGGAAACATGCCTACCTGCGCATCTATCTCTTCGCAAAAATACTGCGTCTTTACCAGCGGATGTTGACGACCTTTCTCTTGCACCACACGATCAACATGATCACCGTAAGCAGGGACGAGCGCGCGCACGTCATTCGCAGTGAATTGAAACAAACGGCGAATGCCATCTTTTTCCTGTTCCATTTTTGCAATCTCGGACTGACGATGTAACAAAGTATCTTTTGTCCAGACCGTACCCCAAAAGACGCGCGTCGCATTCGTAGCGGCAGTCATGGGGTCAAAGTCTTTGTCAAATTTGGATATATCCACGTCCTGGGCTTCATCCACAGACAGGAGCAGATCGGCGGTTGCGCCTACTACTTTTGCCGAAGGATCGGCGGAAAAAAATTGCAGGCGTGAAGCATGGAACTTGAAGATGAATCCCGCGGACGTTCGCCAGTTGCCCATGGCCACAGGCGAACGGTCAAGACTTGCGCGAACACGATCCATGGCGTTGATAGTCTGTGGCTTGAACGTAGGCGAGACCGAGACAATACGCCCACCCTTACGCGCATATCGAAACATCAACCAGGCTTCAATATGTGCTTGCAATTCATTCTTGCCACTTTGCCGAGGAAGAACAACCACAAAGGTCAAACCGCGTTCATTCACAATCGAGTCCACTACAGCACGCGAAATCATTTCTTGATACGGACGCAGGGTTATTCCGTTGGTGCGTGCCCAATTTATGGGACCGCGCCAGACGGTATCTTTGATACGTCGTGCCAGCGGATTACTCGAGAGTGCTTGAGTCATTAGGCTGTTCATCCATGAGCAAACGTTCTATGGCTTCGGATAGATTGGTCAACTTACCAGATACAATCGCAAGGGTGCGATCACAGCCATTGGCGGCAGTCACCGCGATTGAAATTGAATTTGCGCACTTGCATAAATCGTCTATGTCCTGAAGATGATTAAACTTTGCAAACAAAGTTTCAATTACATCGTCCATAATGTCACGCCGAGTCGCCGCAGTCTTCTCTGATTTTTTACTGACCTTCGGCTGGTTCTTCGCGTACAGCCCGGATTTACGCGCGTTTTGATTCCTTGACTGGCCGCCTTTTCGCGCGTCAAGAGCTGTACTCTTAAGTTTTGCTTTATCTTTTTTTGGTGCCATATTATTGACCTGTCAACAACATCCTGATCAACATAATTGCAGAGAGCAATCCTCCCCCGATGGATAATGCCATTAGAAAATTGAACTTTGTGGCAACTTCCTCCACGAGTCGCAACCGCTTCTCGTGATCGCTACCGGTAATCTCAAGCATCGCCAACCGGCGATCGATCAACTCGGCGTGATATTTATCGCGCTCGGTGCGTGTCGCTATGAGATCATTCTGCAATTGATTGAGACGTTCTGATTCTGTCAATTCTCATCTCTACCCTCACCCGCTCCTATATTAACGATCAGCCCGACCGTAGGGGAGCGGGTCGGGTTGGGAAAACTTTAGCACATTTCCTTAAAAAATGCAAGCGCTAAACGGAGCGATGTCGAAAAAGATGAGGTTAAATTTGTGAGTGGCTGAACTGTTGACAGATGTCTGCTAATCTGCTAAAATGTAAATGAAGGAAAAAAACAAATGGCAACGATAACATATGAAAAGGCACTTGAATTGATTAAAAAAATTGTTTGCGAAGAGCAGTCACAATTCGTGGCAGCGAAACGTCTTGACATCCGTCCCGCCTACCTATCGGATATTTTGAGTGGAAAACGCGGCATCTCGGATAATGTAGCCAGGAAACTAGGCTACCGGCGCGTGATCGTCTATGAATATGAAGAAGAAAAATAAAAAAAAAGGATGAAAAACCATGAACGATAACCAAAACAAAAAAAAGTCAATTCGACAGCGTATTGACGAGCGCAAAAAGGAGGAAAAAAACCAGAAGAAAATCACGTTCAGCGATCTGCTCGTGGATGTGAAACGCAACCCGATGATTCTGATTGGCCTGGGCGGGTCCGCGTTTTTCACTGCGCTGATGGGACTCTTCATCGGTCTCGCTCCGCGCCTTTCCGATGCAGGTGATCTAGTTCTTTTTGGCGGACGAGG